GGAGACGAAACAGCACTAGCAACGCCGGGGTGGTACATCGACACCAGCAAACTTCCGAGCACATACACCGAATACATGAACATGATGAACGAGCAGCGGGAAAAGTTCGACCAACTGCCGTTGAACATCAGGAACAAGTTCAACAACAACTTCAACGAATACATGGCAACCGCAGGAGAAGAAAGCTGGTTGCAAAATATGGGAATTTCGACGAAAAAAGTCACGGCAGCAGCCAACGAAAATCGTCAAAACGGAGAAAATCAAAAAGAAGGGAGCGAAAATAAATGAGCCGAAACGCGGAACAGCATTTCACACAAGTACCGCACGCAGAAATCAGGCGCAGCAGCTTCAAGCGGCCTTTTAGTCTCCTGACAACTCTCAACGAAGGAGATCTTGTACCGATCTACGTTGACGAAGTACTTCCCGCGGACACCTTCAGGATTGACCTGAACAGTCTGGTACGCATGAGCACACCGCTTTATCCGGTCATGGATAACTGTGATATTGATTATTATATGTTCTTCGTGCCGGCACGCTTGCTCTGGGAACACTTCGAGAACCTGATGGGTCAAAACGATTCGAGCTTCTGGGCAGAAGATGTAGAGTACACAACGCCGGTGACGACAGCGCCTAAAGGCGGATGGGCAAACGGAACCATTGCGGACTACTTCGGCATTCCGACCGGAGTAGAAAACCTGAAAGTGAACAGTCTGCCGTTCAGAGCTTACGCGAAAATCTGGAACGAGTGGTTCAGAGACGAAAACTTACAGCAGCCTGTAACCATGAGCAAAACGGACGCAACAACGGCAGGAAGCAACACAGGAAACAAACTCACAGACGCAGAAGCAGGTGGCCTGCCGCTGAAAGTAGCAAAACACAAAGACTATTTCACATCCTGCCTTCCTTCGCCGCAAAAAGGCGAAGCGGTGCAACTGCCACTAAACGGAAACGCATATATCAAGTACGCATCCGGAACCAAAGATAAAGAATATTATAAATTACAAGACAGCAACGATAACAACAGATACGGGCTATATTTATCAGATTACAATAACTTCCAAAACGGCTCTGTGAGAATAAAGGCAACACTGGGAGAGCCATTCATAAACATCAAAGACGATAAAACAAGAGATGACATCTATTTAGCGGCAGACCTCGGAAGCGTAACCGCAACAACCATCAACGAACTTCGCAACGCGATTGCAGTGCAGCATATCCTCGAACGAGACGCACGAACCGGCACGAGGTACAAAGAATACCTCAAAGGCGCATGGGGTGTGACGAGTCCAGACGCTCGACTGGATAGAAGCGAGTACATCGGCGGGTGCAGAGTGCCAATCAACATCAATCAGGTAGTGCAGACGTCCAGCACCAACGAAACCAGTCCGCAAGGCAACACAGGCGCCTACAGCATGACAACCAACAGCCAACACATGTGCACCTACTCAGCAACGGAGCACGGCTTTGTCATCGGTCTGGCGTGCGTAAGAGTACAGCACAGCTATCAATACGGACTGCGAAGAATGTGGACCCGAAGCACACGATTCAGCTATTATGACCCGATGCTCGCAAACCTTGGAGAACAGGCAGTGCTGAATCAAGAAATCTATGCACAAGGCAACGAAAAAGACGAGGAAGTCTTTGGATACCAAGAGGCATGGGCAGATTACAAATACAGAACCAACGAAGTGACATGTGAAATGCGGTCCAACTTCGCTCAGACTCTGGATGCATGGCACTACGCAGACAAGTACACCAGTCTTCCGACTCTCTCCGACACATGGATTAAAGAAGGCAAAGAAAACATTGACAGAACAATTGCAGTGCAAAGCGCAAACAGTCATCAGTTCATTTGCAACTTCTACTTCGAGCAGACGTGGACAAGAGCAATGCCGGTGTACAACATCCCCGGCCTTGACACGATCTAAGGAGACAAAAAAATGCAACTGGCAGGAATCTTAAACGCAGCAACAAAGCTGCTACCAGTGATAAGCGCCGGAATAGGCGTAGCTGGTCAAATTAAAAATTTAATATCGAGCGGTTCAGGAGCCAGTACAAACGCACAAAGCGGCTCATCTTCTAATCAGACGATAGGGACAACATCGAGCAGCCAGACCAGCACGGGACAGACACAACAAACAACGTCACAATATGGAGGAAGCACAGGAACCAGCGAGACAATCGGCAACGTTGGAAGCCTCGGAAGCATCCTGACAAGAGCACTGGGAACCGCAACAGGCAACAACAGCGGCCTAGCTGCAAACTTTAACGCCGGACAGGCACAGACAGCAAACAACCTCCAAACAGGAAGTTGGACACTGGCAAACCTGATGAACCAGCTAAACGCAGCATGGCAAAACAAAAAATTGACTGAAGCAGCAACGACAGCAAACGCATTCAATGCAGCAGAAGCACAAAAAAACAGAGACTGGCAAGAAAAAATGTCGAATACCAGCTATCAAAGAGCAGTTACAGACATGAAGAAAGCCGGAATCAACCCGATCTTAGCAGCACAAAACGGGGGAGCAAACACAGGATCTGGCGCAACAGCAAGCGCCGCGGGACTGCCAAACTTCACACACGCACAAGCAGCAGCGATACCAGCAGCACATACGGCCACCATGCAAGCCATGTACGATTATGGCAACAACACAAGCCAATTCTTAAACAACGCAATGCAGACCATAAACAGCGCAAAATCGACTAACAACTACACGGTAGCCAACTACATGGAAGGCATCATGCAAGAAGTGACTCAGACGAGTGCGCAAGGCGTTCAAAGAATGGCTCAAACGATCAACAACAACTTCAATAACAAGGGATGGGAACACAGCAAAACAGACACGAACCAAACAGAAAAAGGAGTGTCTGGCAACATTGAAGGAAGCTACAGATCGAAAAGTTAACTATTGACATGCGAGAAAGAAGGTGTATAATATGGGTGTAAGAATCGAACACCCAACCTAGAAAGGGGTATACCATGAAAAGCCAAGTAACAAAAAGAATAAACGTAAATTTAACTGACCGTGAACTAACGGCACTAAAATGCTTAGAACACGAAATGAAAAACAGAAACTGGAAAATGAACGCCAGCGATATAATCAGGGAAGCAATCGTGTACTATTGCATGAAAGAAACAGGGTACACGTTCGCCAACGAATGGAAACCCAAAACAACATAAATCCATAACGAATTGGAAAAAATTGCAAAAAATTGTGTCAGTGGGCCCCAATAACGTCAAGAGGGTTATTGGGGCCCACTAAGGGAAGGTGCAACTAAAACAAATGTCATGTACAAAACCACTCGTAAGATTTAGTGACGGAGAAGTAACAAGCCTTAAAAGATACCTAGAATATGGCAGAAGATACAAATCAACATTCTACATGGGAGATGGACCATACTTAGACGAATCAGCCGAAAAAAAACTGTTGAGACAAATCAAAGAAGAAGGCTGCACACTCTTACCATGCGGACACTGTGCAGCGTGTAAGCTGACAGCATCGAGCAGTTGGGCAAACAGAATGGAAATGGAATTACCTTACCATAAAAACGCATGGTTCCTAACTCTGACATACGATGACGAGCACGTGCCTTGGAGCTACAACAACGGTTTAGGAATCAATAAATGGACCGGAGAAGTGGAAGTAGAAAACTTAACTCTTAATTATAAAGATATGCAAGACTTTTGGAAAAGGCTAAGAAGATACAGAGAATACCACAACATAGACGATGGGCAACTGATGTACTTTCAAGCCGGAGAATACGGAGGTAAAACACACAGACCGCACTATCATGCAATAGTGTATGATCTGAACATTAAAAAAGAGGACCTAAAAGAATACAAAAGAAAGAACGGTATTGTGTATTATAATTGCGACTGGATAACAAAAATCTGGGGAAACGGCCACGTAGTTATAACAGAAGCGAGCTGGAAAGCATTTGCATACACAGCAAGATACACCACAAAAAAGGTATATGGCAGCGAAAGCAAAAAATACTACTCAGACATGGGAATCTTACCGGAAAAGTGCATGATGAGCAAAAACCCGGCAATCGGTATGAAGTACTACGAGGAGCACAAAAACGAAATCTACAAGAAAGACAGCATTCAACTAAAAAACGGCAGACGCTGCAAGCCACCAAGATACTTTGATAAGCTCTTCGATCTGGAACACAGCCAAAGCGGACCACTCAGCAAAGCAGAAAGCGAAGAAATCGAAGAAACAACAGAAAAAGCCGAATCCGAAGAACTGAAAGCCATCAAACGCGAAAGGCGAAGAATTGCGAATGATGCACTATTTGCTCAGCTCAAACAGACCGGCCTAACCATGCAAGAATATTATAACCTGAAAGACAAAAAAATGCAAGAACGCATAAAAAAACTTATCAGGGAAGAAATCTAGCGGCCACGGCGCGCGGAAAGCAGCACACAAGAAAAACGGCATAAAGAACGGCCAATAAAGGGAAGACAGGGCGACGCGATCAGATAAGATTGCGTCGCCCTCTATTCGTCCGGCGCGGGGCAGCCGCGCCGATCGGGCGACCTCTGGGTAAAAAAGTGCTTGACAAGTGTATAATTTAGGTGTATAATAAAGGTGTAGAAAGGATGGTGTAAACCATGAAAGATTATGAAGAACTGAAACTGACCACAGAAGGCAATCATGAAAGTATACCAAACGATGCAGCATGGTGTCTATACGACGGCGGATGGAGAAAAGAAGACTGGGAACTATTCAAAAAAACCGAAACCACAAAAGACCCAGAAGAAGAATTCAAGTGGTACCTAGACCCAGATAATGAATACTGGGACAAAAGAGAATATGAAGAAGCACTAGAAATGTGCGAAAACATCGTAAAAGAAAGAGAACAATAACAATAAAAACGTAAGAGTGAACAAAACCACTCTTGCGTTTTTTTTTTTTTTGGTAAAATCAAAGAAAAGGAGGTAAACATGAAGCTGAAAGAAATCAAAGAAATGATTGAACACCTGAAAAAGATCCTGAACACGCTGGATAAAATCTATCATATCCTGAATCAGGACGAAGACAAGGAGGAAAACAATGACACACCGTAAGAGCGTAAATCCGAAGAAGGACCAGAGAATCTTCACCAACACAGCGAAGAAGACCAAAAAAATCAACGTGAACCCGAAGCCGTCACGCGGCGGCATCCGGCTGTGAAGCGGGTGAAGGACCTCGAAAGCTTTGGAGTGAGCGTAAAACTAGGCTACAAAGAAATGATGCTGGTGGACGAACTTCAAAAGCTGATTGAGGAAGAGACAAGAGAAAAAATAAGCGCTGGAAAAATCCTCAGAGCGCTCATCAAAGAAGGATTAAAAAACAGCCAAGCAGTAAGAGAGGAGCTTGAAAATGATTTATGACATCTACGCAATCAAAGACGAACTGGCCGGAACCTTCGGCAACCTGATGATTATGCTCGACAAGGTAGCAGAACGGAACTTCAAGTGGATCATGCTTGAAAGCGAAAAAGCAGACTGCGACGACCGCAGGATCTACTACATGGGCAAATATGACAACGAGAGCGGCGCGATCTACGCAGAGCAGCCGAAACTCGTCTACAATCTGGAAGAGGAAAAGAAAAATGCCAAAGAGAATCTTTAAGCCCTTTGAAGATGAAAAACCGGAAGCAAAAGAAAACTGCTGCGGAAACCGTATGGAACCGCAGTACGCCGAACGATACGACGAAAACGGCAAAGCCTACCTTGAAAAGGTCGGAGAGGTGGACACTTACGAAAAAATCCAGAGTTACCGGGATGAATGCGACGTAATGGCAATCCTGAGCAGATACGCAGCAGGAGACGAAACAGCACTAGCAACGCCGGGGTGGTACATCGACACCAGCAAACTTCCGAGCACATACACCGAATACATGAACATGA